TGCTGATGTCGGCCTTCACTTCTGGAGTGATCTAGAGTATGATTGGGAGGGTATTGAGGTAACTGCCAAGAAAGATTTGGCCGTTCCTTCCATTAAGAACCTTACTCTGTCACCTTTTGTTACTCTCAGTTGGTTTGACGCTTATGATGCGGTTCACGCTGGAGTTAAGGCTACATACGCCCTCAAGGATAACACAGATGTGTATATTCAAGGCGCTTACGCCGATAACGACATCGATGTCGCTACTTTTGCAGTCGATGAAGAGATCTTCTGGAGTGCTGGTTTGACGTTTAAGTTCTAATTTAAACGTTTAAAAATATGATTAAAAAGCCTCCCGAAAGGGGGGCTTTTTTTTTATAAAGTGTAACTAAGAGATATGGAACCCGAAAAATCTATTATAAAAGAGTTTCTTAATGGAGGTTGGTTAGTCCCCTTGGTCGGCGCAGCAGCAATGTTTGCGCGACTTTTATCGGGTGATAGTGGATTATCAGCAAAACAACAATTTAAAAGAATCGTTACAGCGGCGATTGCGGCTGGCATAGCTTGGTTCGTGCTAGAGCAAACTGAAGTCTCCTCACTTACTAAGGCGATTGCTTACGGGATAATTGGGGTTGTAAGCCCTGAGGTTATCGGGGGTATAGTTAGACTTGGCAAGAAATTCGAAAAGAATCCCTCTGAATTCATAAAAAAATGAGACCTAGATTTATAGTTTACTGCTTGTCAGTTATTTGTTTAGCCTTTGGATTGAAAGGCTTACAGTTAAATGACGATATAAAAACAACATTAGAAGAGAATGCTCGCCAATCTGAATCATCCATTATGGAAATAGGGATGTGCTTTGATTGGTATGGCGTTATAATTGTCAATTCCGTTATTCAAACATCCCATGGGATCATGTCCCCAGAAGAAATGGTTGAAGTACTTGAGGAGGAAAGTGGCTATAAGGATGAATATTTAGAGGGCTACAAGAAAGATATTACGCCCAAAGAAATACCTTATGCAGATTTTGTTTTCACTCAGGAAGATAAAATAAGTTTGTATGTCGATGAATTAATTGAGTGGGCTAAGGCGGGAGATATCGACAAGATTAAAGGTTCAATTCCTCAAATGTATGAAATGACTGAGCCTACTATTGAAGCAATTAACAACATTATGGATACCAAAATGTATCATAATGAGGCTCAATCTGCTATTTTAAATAAAAAAATAGATAGATTTGGCGAGTTTATTTGGACACTCATGGCCCTCTGCGGGGTTATGTCCGTATGCGCTTCGTTCAGTAGAAGGTGTCAGTAATCATGGAATTTAAAGGCAAAAAACAAGTAATCAAAGCCGTTCAAAAACTGCTTGGTATTCCAGCGGATGGCGCAGACGGCCCAATTACTTGGAATGCAATACTGTCCAAACTTTCAACGAGAGACAAAGTGGCAGAAAAGGCAACGATTCCACAAAGAATGATAACGCTTGCGCGAGAGCAAATCGGCGTATCTGAAGTGGACGGAACCAATTGTGGTCCCATGGTAGATACATACAAAGCTGCAACGTGGCTTGACCCAGATAAAGGGTGGCCATGGTGTGCGGCTTTTATTTGTTGGTTAGTAAAGGAAGCCATAGAGGGGCAGGATGTCGAATTTGAGCGCCCCAGAACTGCGGGTGCGTGGGATTTTGAAAACTGGGCAAAGAAACAGGCTGCAAGTGGCATTGACCTTCGTAAACCAACCAATGAAGACATAAAGGCGGGGGATATTGTGGTGTTTACCTTTTCCCATATCGGCTTGGCTGTTGCAGATGCTGATTCTAGCGGTTATGTGAAAACCATTGAAGGAAATACCAATGGTGCAGGAAGCCGAGAGGGAGGTTCAGTGTTGGAAAAAAACAGGCACGTTTCAAAAATTCGCAGCAGGATAAGAATTCTGTAAAATTTACTTGACTCAAAACATTAACTGATTATTATTACATGATGCATAAAAAACAGGAGATAGATATTAACCGCACCGATATTTTCAACTATGTAGTTGGAAAAACTTCATTTGATCCTATTGAGCATTGTATAGATCCAACACAATATGAAGTGCAGCAAGAGTTTATCTATGACCATCAGGAGTCCAAGATGATGGGGCAGGATGAAGATTTTATTTACTTCAATAAAGAGCTAGATAAATTAAGAAAACTTGTTCAGGGTGACGATACCGCCCATAAAATTAGTAGGGCGGAAATAATTAGGATTTGTAAGGAGCTTGAAGAGATTGCCCCAAAAAGCGTAAAATTACCCGTTCCCGATGTGTCGTCTGATGTTTGGGATTTTAAAGGCGGTATGACTGACGAGATGCAGCAGAACTTCAAAGATGTATTTAACCTCCCCAGCCCCAAGTGGTTCAGAAACCGTGGGGACATGAAGGAATAAAAATAATAAAATATGGCACAGAAACTAAGAAAGGCTTATACAGAGGCTAAAAAAAAGCGGAATAAAGGCGTTCACTCAAAGAATAAACACTCTAAGAGTAAGAGCAGCACTAACTATAAAAAGAAGTATCGAGGGCAGGGAAAACGCCACTGAGCGGTTGCATCTTTAGCTGTTTTGGTGTAATTATAGGTAACAAACAAATATATAAAATGGATACTATTCTACAATTAGTTCAAGATAACCCTTGGTTCGGCGTTGTAACAGCCGTTATCGCTCTTGCGTCAGCGGTTGCTGCCGCCACCCCCACCCCAGAGAAGGGAACGTTTTTGTCCAAGCTTTATGCACTTATTGATTGGGCCGCTTTGAACGTCGGCAAAGCCAAGCAGAAATAATCTTGCCATTAATCCGTAAGGGTTTACGACCCCACCGTTTGTCTATTGACGCGGTGGGGTTTTTCTGTTATAATGTAACATATGATTTCCAATAGAGCAAAGGGATTGTCGGGCGCTAATCATGTTGCGCGGTCTATGAAGGTTGGCGACGAGTCAACACATCGCTACCATGATTCTTGTTTAAATGCTGGTTTAATAATTAAAAAAACTAGGAAGCAGCAAGATATAGGCCATGTAGATTTTGTCGTTAACGGCGAAACGGTAGATTTAAAAGGAATAAAAAATTCTCACCGTGAGGGCAAGATTCTCTTGGAGTTCTATAATGTGCAAGGAAAAACAGGCTGGTGCAACGAGAACGGTACGCCACTTTGGGTGGCTTTTGATTTTGGCGCATTCTTTCTCCACGTTAAAAATGTAGATTTATATAATCTCGCAAAGAAAAAGTGCAATTTACGCGATAAGGTATACAAGGTCGAGCAATGCTTACATAAAGGCTATACTCGCAGAGGGCGTAAGGATTTAATGTCCATGGTATTGTTACAGGATGTTTTGCATGAGTGTGAACATTGGTTTCTGCCATATATGAAATACAATATGCCGATGGATTCTGTGTAGGCATTTATTTTCACATTTTGCTTTAAAATCGTGTAATACAAGGTATGGCAACGGACAATTCTCCACAAGGACTATTACTTCAATCAATGGGAGGCCCAGGAAGCGAATACTTAACTGGCCTGAATTCAACCACGGGAAACTACTTTGGTATACAAGCTTTTGAGGATTGTACTGTTTTGGGATTGACCGCTGGAAACGTATCCAGCAATGATCCCCAGCAACCTGCGGCCTGTCCAGCTTCAGGGGCAATTATTCCTAAAGGCGCTACGCTTTTTGGCGATTTTAACGTTGTTCAGCTTTCAGGAAAGGCCATCCTTTATAAGTATAATGTTTAAAAATGTTATCATTAGGTAACAGGTTAACGCTGCCCTGCTCAAGTAATTCGGCAGGAGGATTACTTTTGGATAAATTTAGCGGTGGTGTTGCCCGAGCCTATTCTCTCAGAAGGTTGACCAACTCTTATTCGGGCCACGCTCTGAAAATGCGTAGGTCAGGCACGAACGAGGAAGCAGATGTATCTTTTGATAGGGGTGGGGAAATCTCGCTTTCTGGCTCTAAGGTTTACAACGCCAGCGGTAGCACTGCTGATGGAACTACCCTTGGCGCATGGATAGGAAGCGCTAATGGTTTTGCGAAAGTTTGGTACGATCAGTCAGGCTTAGGATTTAATTTGACTCAAAGCTCTAATAACAACTTTCAGCCTAAGCTAATAAATAGCGGCGCGATATTAACTACTAATGGTAGAGCCTCACTAGACTTTGATGGTTCAGATGATTTTTTTCCGTTCGATGAAGCAGGTTTAAATCTTGCAGACATCTCAACCTTCACTGTTGTAAAACACGATGCATTCAATGCCGCTACCAGAATCGTATGGGTGGCCAGCTTCGACACCGCCAACTACTACCTGCTGCTTGTAAATAATAGCGAGCATGAGTTCTTTTATTCCGATGATTTTGAGGTGTCCTTTAACGCTATAAGTAACAATCAGTTTCTAGTCACGAATATCGCTGGCCCGATATTAGGCGTAGCTACTCAGTTCCAAGATGGTGTTCAAGGCAATGGGACAAATCCCCTCGACGTTTCCAACCTTACGGATTCCGCTGATAATGGAATCATGGGAAGTCCTGCTGGAGCTTTCTTCTGTAACGGACACTTGCAGGAATTAATTTTCTACGCCGATGACAAATCTCCTGAACGGCAAGGAATAGAGGGAGACATAAACGATTACTATAAGATTTTCTAGATTGTAATTTCTAATTGTGCTGATTGGTCTGTTGCATCTTTAGATCCAAATCTCCCAAAGGTAGCAGAGCCACCATTGACATTAGTTGGTGTATACAGCACCAATAATATAGCGTTTCCAGATGACCAGCCCGATCTATTTACAATTTCTTGAATAACTGTCTTTATATCTGGCGAGTCAAATCTGTCACCGTTTGTTGTAGATGTCACAGTTGATTTTGGTAATGTCACTCTAGCTGTAGTTCTGTTGCTCAAACGTAAATCAGAAGCGGAGCTAGGCGTAGAAGGATCATCTTTATCAATTGCCGCTATTTCATAATCCACTGCTGCTGACCCAATCACACTGCTCTTTTTTATTGGTTTTAAAATGGCTGATTGAATAGTAGCGCCTTGATCGGCAACAATGTTGTCGAATCTAAAATATCCTACAAAATAATTAAGCTCTATTTCTTCATCATCATATTGCGCTCCAGCGTGAATAGTTTGGCTATTTCTGGCTAGTGAACTGAAACTGCCCAGTGGGATGCTGGTAGAGCTAGTTCTAGAGCTTATTGCCTCTCCATCGTCATTAACAGCAGTAATATTATAGGTAGTGGCGCCGCCTCCAGAGCTTGAAGTAGATTCAATGTGATTTTGCGAAATCAAACTAGCACCCAATCTTATCATAACTCTTATTACACAAATTTAAGTAATAGTATGCAAAACCCCCTTTACAAGTTATAATTAAGTTCTATAATACTAAATAATGTATTTTGTTATCTTTATCGCCTGGGTAATCGCCGTTTCAATTATATTACAAATTCTCGGGGGCAACCGTCAACTCGAACGCAAGCTCAATAAAAAAAAATCCAACAAGGAAAATTTCTGACATTTTTTCTTGACGGCAACGGGATCATGCTTCACTGTAGGCACACATGAAGCTTAGTTATTTGCCTTATCTGATTTTATCTATCATCGCGGGGTTAACCGTGGGTGTTTTATTGGCGCTATTTGTCGGCATTACGGCAATGCTGCATTCGCTTATTGCCTTCCCTGTGCAAGTGTATCGCACATCAACCTCAAGGTTGAAGCAGGTAGAGCAAATAATAGAAAATGAAAACATATGGGATCGACACATCCGTAGGATGGAAGATAATAAACACAATAACTAATGAAAACATTGACACCTATAATGGTAGCTACAGCATGTTGTGTAGCCACTCTATATCTATTTCCCGCAAAAACGTGGATGACGAATGAGGAAACGCCCGTTGAGCTTCCTGCTCATGAGTTCCCTGACCCCAATTACCAGTGGGTGAATCCTAGTTCGCGCTACGAAATAAGAATCAAAAACAGCCAAACAGATGAAAGGCTGGAAGTAGTTGAAACACTTGAACAGGCATTGGCGTATTTGAAAAAATATTCCATGTATCACAGTGATTTATTTGTTTATGATTTAAATACTGGTCGCATGGTAGCCGATTGCTATGTTGTGGGTGGTGGCGAAGGTCAAGTTGCTATAGATTAAAAACGTGAAATTAAATCCTCAGTTAGTAGAGCGAGCCAAAGAAATAAAGGAGCGCCACCAAGAAGAAAACGAATACAAAGGCTTCGTCCACACGCTCACTGAAACCAAAAAAAATAAAGATAAATGGCAAAGGGATCAAATGGTGGGTATTTCCTTTGGTGATGCCAAGAAAAACTATTATCATCTTGGAGCTTATGTCCTGCACCCTTGGAAGCCTTGGGTTTTTGTAAAATACCCAGAAGCAAAAGCTGGTTGGGGTAATGACAACTTGGCCTCCTTTGACCTGCACTTCGATGGTTGTTGGACAAAGAAAGATTACCACTACCGTGATTTTTTTGACTTTTATAATGAGGATCATGGCGGGCCAGTGACTGACCATGAACTTAACTCTTGCATTACGATAGATCGGCCACGGCCAAATGCTGGTTGGCGATACAGTTGGTCAAAGAAGGCTCTCAAGGATCGAAGTCTCATAACGTTGCTTGATGAGTATCAGCATAGGAAAGGCGGTTTCCCGACACGCAAGGAGGCTGAAAGCCGCGCCAAGGAAATTTTGGAAAGAGTAAAGTTAGGTAGAAGCCCTCTAAATAGTTATGCTAAACTTTATCGCAACTGCCCCAACATAGAGATAACACATTCCGAGCAGCTAAAATATAACCTAAAAATTTGGTTTGACCGTCACGACAAGGTGATCAGGTACGAAGGGAAATTTATAGAAGCAAAGGATAAGGAGGCTGGCGACCGTTACGGAGATGGCACCCCCAGAACCGCTTCAGAGAAGACTTACTGGGATGAACTCCAGACGCTTCTGAGCAATGCAGAAGAACTCTATCCGCCGTGGCCACAAGGCTACATAGATGAAATAGCCTATAAGCTTTCAGAGGAAGACATACTTAAGTTTCATAAAATATGGGCGTCTTGTCCGTCTCACCTCGTAGATGGTGACGTACAGGCTGACGGTTCACCATGTATATATCGTCAGCGCGAGAAAGCGTGGGAAGACTTTGAGAAATTCAAAATTCAGAAAAAAGAAGTAGAGAAAGAAGCTCACAAGGAAATGAAAGAAGCCCAGAAATGTCACAGGCGCAGAATGGGGCTTCAAAAAAATAAAACCAAACTTAAAAAACTTTATCTAATGAAAGATATGCGTAATGGACTTTACAAAATTGGAGTAAGCCAAGACCCAAAACATAGAGAAAGTACGTTACAGGGTGAGAAGCCAGATATTAAATTAGTCGGAGACTGGAAAGATCTGAGCGATTTTGAACGCGAGTGGCACAAATACTTTGACAACGAACGTCAACGGGGCGAATGGTTTAAGCTAACAAAAACACAAGTAAAGTTCTTTGTTTCCCAATGCTTAAAAGGAAATGCTCCCCCACAGGAAACAGCAGTATAAAATCTATTTAAATCATGACCATCGAAGACTTATTGGAACTCCATGAGGAAACCTGCGACAAGTGCAGGGATATAATGGCAAAGAAAAACAACGATTATACAGGTGGCAAAACTGCCAAGGATATATTCGCCAATTTCAAAGCCTCACAAATACTTAACATTCATCCAGTTAAGGGTATCTTGATGAGGATGATTGATAAAATCCAGAGAATTCAATCATTTACTAATGACCGCAAACTTGAAGTGCCAAACGAAAGCGTGTATGATGCATGTGAGGACATTATTAACTACGCCATCTTAGCGAAAGCGATGCTCACCGAAGAAAGAGACTTCAGGTCTAAACTCTATGACAGGATTAAAAAAGAGTATAAAAACTCCCTTCCCCCATCTAAATAAATGATTAATAAATCAGGCATAATTAGTGGCGCACGACGAAACCTTCTCTTTGATATTCAAGACGGAGCATACGGAGCCTACAGTTTAAGGTATTTAAATCGAGAGTATAACGGAGATGTTATCTTGGGTCATCGTGACTCTGATAATGCAGAACGAGGCTTCACCCCCACGGAAATAGTCGATGGAACGCTAACCACATGGGGAGCGGGCGATATTGTCAGGGTTAAAACGTGGTATGATCAGAGTGGAAACCAGAACGACGCAAGCCAAAGCGTAAAACTTAATAGGCCCTCTGTTGTTGTGTCTGGAACGCAAGAGTTTTTAAGTGGTACGATTCCCTCTCTTAACTTTAATACTAATGATTTTTTACCTTTAGATTCTGCTTTGCCAGATATTGATATCGGTTCGTGTAGTTCATTTGTAGTTGGTAAGTTTGATGATATTGTAGGGTCTACGCAGGAGGTAATGTTTTCTTTGGGAACAACTTCTGGTGCAAAAAGATGGTATGCACCAACGGCATATCAGAGTGAATTTAATTGGGGCTACGGAAACACATGGAACATGCATCAAGAAACCCAAGATACAGACCCACATTTATTCACCACCATTGCGGGAACAACTCAGGGTAATTGGCAACCGTTTATTGATGGCACTAGCCTAACCAGTAAGACGTTGCAAACTGGAGCGACCTCTGGAACCTATGGGATA